TGGCTTATTAGGCTTTCCAATATTAACCCTAGTATTTAAGCTGTTCGCTTTTGTACAGTTTATCGCTTTTGGTTATGTTAGCTAATGACGTAGAGTACTACTGCCAAAGCTGCGGAACGTATACCGCAAGCTTAAGTAATATAACGGCGCTGCAAATTTGCGAGCCTTGCGCCGCAGGGAATGACTTAGAACAAGAGGATACTATTTTATTTATATGAGAATTATTTTAGTAGAGCATAAGAGCTCTAGAAGGGTAGAAGGTTATAGAACACTTACGAAAGCTTGTAAGGCCTTAGACATCAATTACAGTACTATTACGAAGATTATAAACGGCAACTGTAACTACTACGAGAACGAACGTATAAAGCTTACGCGTCTTCCTATACAATAAAAAAGCTAACTAAGCAAGGAAATAAAAAACTTTTTTGTATATTTGCCTAAAGTATATACTCTAGGCTTTGGCAGAAAATAATAATAGCGGGCTATTTGCTCGCCTTTTTAGAAGCTCCCCGGAAAACCCCAGTACGAGTTTAAGTAACCCGGCTGCGTGGCTTACGGGGCTTTTCGGTACTAGTAAAACGGGAGTGCAAGTAAGCGAAGATAACGCGCTTACTTTTAGCGCTGTTTATGCAGCCGTAAGGATCATTAGCGAAACTATAGCTAGTATACCTCTAAACGTCTACCAAGCGGACGGGGAAACCCGCGTAAAAGCTGTAGGCCATCCAGTACAAGACCTTTTAGCGAAAGCTCCTAACAGCGTAAGCTCTACCTTCACTTTCCGCGAGGCTATGGCCTCTAACTTAGTACTACACGGTAACGCCTACGCTAAAATAGAGATGAACGCAGCAGGACGCCCTACGGCGCTTATACCTCTTAACCCTATGAAGGTCGAGGTAAAAGTAGTAGACGGCGAGAAGGTTTACGTATTCGATAAAAAGCACACTTACTTAGATTACGAAATGCTCCACTTTGTCGGGCTAAGCTTTAACGGCTTAACCGGAAAGAGCCCCTTATCAATGGCACGCGAAGCCGTAGCTATTGGGCTAGCGGCCCAAGAGTACGGCGCGCGCTTCTATTCTAACGGCGCGAATGCTGGCGGAGTTATTACAGCTCCTGGCCGATTAAATACCGAAGTAGTAAAGAGATTACGCGAAAGCTGGAACCGTGCCCAGTCGGGTAATAGTAATTCACATTCAACCGCGATACTTGAGGAAGGTATGAAGTACGAGAAGATAGGACTAGACCCGGAAGCGGCCCAGTTCTTACAGTCTCGTAAATTCCAAGTAAACGAAATAGCTAGAATCTTTAGAATACCTCCGAGCTACTTAGCAGACCTAGAGAATTCAAGTACTAGAGCTAACGTAGAGCAGCAGGCTATACAGTTCGTTCGGGACTGTATAACGCCTTACGTTCGCCGTATGGAGGTAGAGCTAAACCGTAAGCTATTTAGAGAAGACGAGCCTAACCTTTACGCCTACTTCACTATGGAGGGGCTAATGCGTGGAGACTTGCAGGGCCGCTACGACGCTTACGCTACTGCTAGGCAATGGGGCTGGCTATCGGTAAACGATATTAGAGATCTAGAGAACCTTAACCCGGTAGAGGGTGGGGACATTTACCTACAGCCTTTAAATATGGTGCAGAGTGGGCAGGACGACACTAACGTAGATGCGGACTAATGCCCTGGACTGACTACCCACAAGCTGCAACGGATAACGCTAAGAGAGCGCTAAAGATCCGCGAGGAAGAAGGCACCGACTGCGGTACGCCGGTAGGCTGGGAAAGCGCCCGTATTATAGCAAACCGCGAAGCAGTAAGCCACGATAGGCTACCACGTATTTACAGCTTCCTAAGTAGAGCTAAGACCTACGACCAAGGCAGCTTTAAAGACGAGGACGGTAAGCAGATTTGCGGTAGTATAATGTACGCAGCCTGGGGCGGTGATGAAATGCTTACCTGGGCTAAAAAGACCTACGAAGAAATGGAAGAGAAAGAGCTAAAGAGACATATAAAAAACATAGAAGAAACCGAGACCGAGATAGTAATAACTTTCGGCAAAGGTGAACCTATGGAAGCCGCAAGCTACAAAGAAGACGAACGCGCGGAAGCAGGAGAGCTAAGCGTAGGGGACTTTGTGAGCTGGGACAGCTCCGGCGGTAGAAGCCAAGGCGTAGTAAGAGAGATTACAACGGACGGCCAAATAGAAAGCGATAGCGGCTTTAAGGTAAACGGCACGGCCGAAGATCCAGCGGCGCTTATTTCTATTTACGAATACGATAGCGAAGAGAGCGCTTTTGTAGAGCGTAAGCCGCCTCTAAGAGTAGCGCACCTATTCAGCACCTTAACTAAGGTAGACGGTGCAGAGGTACGCAGTCTTAACGAAGTAGTAGAGCAGAGAGCTTACGACGGCGAGCTTAAAGCAGCTGTAGAAGGCCGCACGGTAGAAGGTTACGCTAGCGTCTTTAATTCAATGAGCGAGGACTTAGGCGGCTTTCGTGAGATCATATTACCGGGAGCTTTTAGTAACGTGCTAGATAACGACGTAAGAGCGTTATATAACCACGATAGCAACTACTTACTAGCGCGTACTACTTCGGGAACCCTAGAGCTTAAAGAGGACGATAAAGGCCTTTATTACCGCTTTGAGATGCCTAACACCTCTTACGGTAACGATATGCTAGAGCTCTTTAGACGTGGCGACTTAAGCCAGTCGAGCTTTGGCTTTACAGTAGAAAAGGACAGCTGGCGAATGCAAGACGGCCAGCACGTAAGATATATAGAGAGGGTAGGCTCTCTATTCGATGTAAGCCCGGTAGTTTACCCAGCTTACACGGCAGCCTCTAGCGGACTACGCAGCGCAGAGCCTCAAGGCGAAAGCGCAGCGGAGGTAGCAAGAGAGACCCCTACCGAGGAATTAAATTATAATTTACACAACGCTTTAATTAAACTAGCTAAAGATGAATGCTAAACAAATGCGCGAAAAGCGCGGCGCTCTAGTAGAGCAAATGCAGGGAATGGTAGCGGCTGCAAAAGCAGAAGGCCGTAACCTTTCAAACGAGGAAAATGAAAAATTCGACGCAATTTCAAACGAAGTAGACGAGCTCCGCTCTGCTGCTGCTCGTATCGAGCGTGCGGAAGAATTGAAGAAAGAAATGGCTGCAAAAGCTGAAGAGTTACGCGACTTAGCACCTGCTGCTAAAGTAGAAGCTCGCGACGCGTTTAACGCTTACTTACGTAAGGGTATGAACGGTATTAACGCAGCTGAAGCTCGCGCACTTGCAGAGCTACGCGGTACTGATACGCAGGTAACTACTAACGACGGTTTAGGTGGTTTCTTGGTACCGGAAAACTGGAGCGACTTCGTTTCAGCTACCGAGTTATTCAAGTCGGACATCGAGCAAGTAGCTACAGTTATCCGCACGGCTAACGGTCAGCACTTCAACCTACCAGCTAACGACGATACAGCGGTAGTAGCTGCTATCTTAGGAGAAGGTACGGCAGAGACTGTAAGCGATATGACCTTTACTAATGTGAAGTTCGAGCCGTTTACTTACTCTTCTAAAATCGTAAAAGTATCTAACCAATTGATTAGCGATAACGCTTTTGATTTGGGTAGCTTCGTAGGTGGCCAATTAGCTAACCGTTTGAAGCGTGGTATTAACGCGCACCTAACTACTGGTACGGGTTCTTCACAGCCTCAAGGTATCGTAGCTGGTTCTACTGCTGGTAAAACTGCTGCTTCTGCTACAGCTGTAACAGTTAGCGAAGTAATGGACTTATTCTACTCAGTAGATGCTTCTTACCGTAACGCTCCTGGTGCTGGGTTTATGATGAACAGCGCAACAGCTAAAGCTGTACGCGTATTAGGTTTCGGATCTTCTAACGACTTCCCAGCTTACGTACCGGGAATGAGCGTAGGCGAGCCGGATATGCTTTTCGGTAAGCCGGTATACATTAACGAAGATATGGACGGTATCGCTACTGGTAACAAGTCTATTATTTTCGGTGATCTTAAGCAGTACTACGTACACGAAGCTGGCGGCGTACAGTTACTAAGACTTTCTGAGCGTTTCGCTGATGCACTTTCTACGGGCTTTATCGCCTATCGTAGAATCGACGGTAACGTATTGCAAGGTTCAGCTATTAAGCACTTAGTACAAGCGTAAGCTTAGGCAGCTAATGAAGGTTATATTTAACCAAGCTATAGCAGGGGCAGACTTCTACTACACCTCCGGGCAAGTAGTAGAGCTGCCCTCTGCAGCTGCTGCTGAGTTTTTAAACGCGGGCTTCTGCGAAGTAGTAGAGGAGAAGCCGGCAGTAAAAGCCGAAAGAGCAGTAAGTAAGAAAAGCACTAAAAGAAATACTAGAGCTAAGTAATGAGCTACACGATAATTACCCCAGCAACTTTAAAAGCTTTAACCGTACAAGAGGTTAAGGATTATTTGCGCGTAGATAGCGACGCAGAGGACACCCTGCTAGGGGTTCTTATTGACGCGGCTACACAAATGGCCGAGAGTTACTTAGGAAGGTTTCTTTTAACTACCGTTATAGAGGAGTTCTACGATTTTTTCCCCGTGTATAAAACGGGCGTAGATCCTTTCCGCGGAGATCGTAATATAATTTATTTAAGCAGAGGGCCAGTACAAAGCTTAGCGAGCGTTAAATACATCGACGGCAACGGCGACGAAATTACCGTAAACGCTAGCGACTACCGTACGGACTTAGTAAGTGAGCCTAGCCGCATCTTTCCGGAGTACGGCTGGTACGGTACTAAGGACACGGTAAACGCTGTTATAGTTCGTTATACTTGTGGTTATACTCAAGCCTCGGACGTACCGGCTAACATAAAAATGGCTATGCTTTTAATGATTGGCGAAATGTACGAGAAGAGAGTAGACAGCGTACACCGCTTACCTACAGCTTCCGAATATTTACTAAACCCTTATAGAGTCTTCCGCTTTGATTGATCCAGGCCAACTAGATAGAAGGATTACTTTACAAAGTGCTAGCGTAAGTACGGACGGCTTCGGCCAGGCCGTACGAACGTACAGCACCTTAGCGCAGGTATGGGCCAAGGTCGAGTACAAGGGAACCCCTAAAGAGGGGGAAGATACCGAGAAGCTAACAAGCTTAAATAAGGTACGCTTTACGGTACGCTACCGCAGCGACGTAGACGCCACAGTAAAAATAAGCTGGGGCGGTAAGACTTACGAAATTGAAGGCGTAAGCTTAGAGGGTAGAGAGCGCTACCTTATTATAGATACTGTACTAAGGGACTAATGGCAGTAACGGGTACTAAAAGCGGTGGTTTTTTAAATGCTGGTAAAGAGGGTATCTACTTTGAAGTAGACGGCCTAGAGAAGGCACTAAAGAAACTAGAGAAGCTTAAAGAAATAGACCGCAAGAAAGCTAGACAGTTTAAGGCGGGTATAAAAAGAGCTGCTAGGCCTTTAGTAAAAAGTGTTAAGGCTAGTATTAAGGATAGTAACCGTAACGACGAAGGTAAAAAGGTGCGTAAGGGTTATAACGATACTGGCCAAATAACAAAAAAGAAGAAGGTAAAAGAAGTAAATTATAAACCGGGTAACCTTCGCAGGTCTATAGGTTTTGTACCTTCAAGAATGAAGGGAGCGCTCGTAGGTTACGTAGGTGCTCGCTTTGGAAGTAAAGCAGGTAAGACCTTCGACGGGTATTACGCAGCTATAGTAAACTACGGACTAAAAAGAGGGCCTGCTAAGGCACCTACAAAAAATACGCGTAACGTGGACTACGCGCTAAAAGGACACCAAAAAGCGAAAGCGGTAACGCAGCAGCTTTTATATAAAGAAGTACAAAACATTATAAACAAGAGCTTATACGAGCTCAGCAGATAATGAACGAAGGAAAAGCTATTTACTCAATCCTAACCAGCGACAGCGACGTAAACGCTATCGTAGGTACTCGCGTTTACCCGCAGATAGCAGCCCAAGAGGC